CAATCACAGGAATGTTTGTTTGCACAAACTCACTTGCAAGTTGAGCAAAAAGTTCAGTCGTTCGCTCATCTGAGAATACAGCAGTGGCAAAATCACTCTTGAAACCGTCACGCAACAGACGCAGAGATCTTGTTACTGTCAGGTCTTTGATTTCTTGTTGATAGTCAGTCATTTCAGTTACCTTCAGAGATTTGGTTGAGAACATTGCGGGCAAACTTCATAAAATCGTATGGAGATACATAATGTTTGTAGTTATCAACAGTATAACCATCAAGCAAATCTGAACCGTTGTAAGTATTCACAATCAGCAGACAAGCATCATACAGGGCAGCACGATGCTCCTCTTTTGAGTGAAACTGAATTGCATTGTAGGATGGAAGCATTGAGTTGTCTTTGGTTGGTGAATGTATTATAGAGAATACAGAGGGGTCTTCAGACCCCTCTGTGCCACTTTGCAAACTGATCATCGAGCGTACAGATAACCACCTGCCCAATCTGCATTTTCAAGCAACCATTCACGATCAGCAATCAATCGCAGGTCATAACGAATACCTTTGGCAGGAGACTTCCACGACGAACTTTTATACACCTCACCAGTCTTTTTATCAATGAAGCAATGAACAGAACGAGAACCTGCTGCGTTCATAATCACTTTATGATACTTGCGACCAGTTTCAGGATAGAACTCATAATCACAAATGCCTTGCTTCAGTTTTGCAATACACTCTTCGTGATAATTGGTATTTTCACCAGTTTGAAGAGAACGATAATGAGACTTGATGCTATACTCAATGAAGTTTTGACGCAGTGCTTCACACAGAGCATAAGTGTGCCCCAGAACAGCAAGTTCAATGTTTTTCCGTGCTTCTTGCTGGGCAGAATAGTCAGCAAAGGTGGTGGTCATTGGTTGATTGCGTATGAGAGTATTATAGAGGGAACCAGGCATCCCCGAGAGGGTCAGTATGCCAGTTCGTGATCTGGCACAACATAGTCATCGGAATCAAGATATCCCATCCAATCCTGTGGATCACACTGATAGATTTCAATTTCACGAATTTCATCAATTAATTCAGAAATTTCGATAGAATTCATTTTGAGTTCCTCAACTACAAAATTATTATAGCAGAAAATTCTTACTTCGGGAAAATTGAGTGGGACAGTTTTAGAAGTGTCACATTACAGTTCATTAATCAATGAATGTTGAGAAAGTTTTCTTTTGACCGATTCCTTGTATGCACTTACAAGAAATTCATATGCCTCTTTTCCTGTTCTTTTCACGGGATTTAGATTATCTTTCCATTTAATTTGAAATGGAAGATTATTCCCATTTGGTGTTAATTTATTAAGAGTTTTAAGAGATGATAGATGACATTCACCCGTTATTTTATCCATGGAAATAATGTAATAATCCCTATTATTATCATCATCTCGACGATCTTTAAGTGCTATTTCAAATTGAGACCAACTACGAACTTTAGATATTTCTTCTTCAGTCATATTAGTAAGTGCATATAGCAAAGCAAGTTTTGCGCTAAAATTATCCGCAGCTTTTTTATTATAATCCGATGATTTTATTTGATTGGGAAACATGAACATTCTAACATCATACCAATCACGTTGATCTGCTTCAATAATATCTTCATTATATTTTTGAACCAAAGCATCAATTAGATTTTTTTCATCATCGATACTATTGACTCTACCATCACGATTGCGGAATGATGCCTTTAAATTGAGAGTATTAAGATAAGAAACAGATTCTACTAATTTAATTGGAAACATTTTTAGTAATAGGTTTAATTTGCTCTACTTTGGGTTGATTATCAGAATGAATTTCTTTATTCCATGCATTTCCTTGAACAAATCCATATCCACCAGAGATTAAAGAAGATATCAAGATAATAAAAACTGCTTTTGTATTGTCGTTATCACATGCCTCTTCTAATGTTGTTCGAGTAATTTTTTGAGAGACCCAAGTTCCTGCTGCACCACAGATAGTCATAAAAATCCATGGAGTTAAAAATACCCATAGTGCCAATCCACCAATAATATAAAATAATGCAGGACCACCCGTTAATGAAATTGAATCTGATTGAGAATTGTTTCTTGCGGGGTACAAATTATAAATGTCACTATCACTTACATCATAGATTGTTTTAATTTGTTCTCTTGCACCCTGGGTTGTATTTGAATTTACATAGACTTTTTGTTTTCCAGAATAACTACCCAGCCAAACGTCAGCTTGATATTTCATAGAGGGAAAATGAATTTAAATACAAATTAATAGTAGCAAAAAAAAAACGATTCTAAAAAAATAATGTGACAGTTTGTCATCTGTCACATTTACTGCTCATTAATTTTTTCATCAAAAGATTTTACAAGCAATTCGGTAAATCTTTCCATTTTTTCTGGATGAACAGAAGCTGGATTGGTATTGATTGCATTTTTCAATGCAACCATTTCGTTCCATTCTTCGTCCGAAAGAATATTTGATTGGGAATCGTTACGAAAAGCGGTCATTTAAATCTCCTCTAGGGTTTGTGTTGATATTCTAACACATTACTAGATTATCTATCTTTTTTTTAATATTAATTTAATGTTTTAATAATTGGTTACTCAAAAATTATTCATCTTCATTATTACTATTGATAAAATTTTGCATCCTATCAATAAATTCATCTGTTTTAATAAGCCCATCAATTCTAAAAATTAAATCTGATATTTCTCTACCGACAAAAGGTTTTTCTTGTCTAGCAGCATAAGATAGTGCATTTCTCAAAGATGATTCTGCTTCTTTTAAAGATTCTTCTACTGATTTTGAGAGTGCCATTTTTTTATTATTAACTATTATTAGTTTATCATCTATTTAACGGTTGTCAAGGTAGTAGAAAACGTACCACTCATAGTATAAAAATTACTTGCATACGGTGGATTTAATCGATTAAAATGCGTAAATTGTGAAGGATACAATACACATTTTCCAATAGAAGGTTTAATTCTTTTAGATTGCCACAAAAACTCTAATTCACCACCAAAACAATTAGAATTGTTTGACAAGAATACTAACCAAGAAACAATATTATTTGAATTTTTTGAAGAACAATTGTCACATTCCCAGTTGTGCTTTCCTCCACGATAATCAATCCTGTTAATGAAAATTTCATTCATTTTTAAATCACAATTAATATCTTTAAAATATTTTTTTTTATATTCATATAAATTGTGTTTCAACAGGGATAATATATGATTCCTAAGTTCAAATTTTAAAGGTAATGATAAAAAATTACTAGTAATTCTATGAAGTTCTTTATCTACATGAGACGGAATAAAAATATCCGAGATTAAATTTTTTTTGACGCAACTATCAAAGGTATTTTCAAAATAATCTATTAATTTAGAACAAGATATTTTATCTAAAAAATTTTCGTATTCTTCTATAAAAAAATTTTCGATTTTACCTATGTAATTATTTTTAGTTTTATTTTTATGTATGGATTTTTTCATTTTTTCTATGATACATATCATTTTCATCCTTAACAAAATATTCATCCATTCTTGAATCCATATATTTACCCCATCCAGTTGCAATGTACTTATTGCAAGAAACTGCAGGATTTCCTCTATGCAAATGAGTATAAAATGCTGGCCATATTAAACAAGTTCCAGCTTTTGGTTGTATTCTAATAGATTGCCATAAAAATTCAGTTTCCCCCTCACCACTTGGCATATCATTTAAATATATCATCCAAGTGAGAGCTCTGTCTATTGCTGATATATCTCCAATTTCACAATGCCAGTTATAAAATCCACCTTTTGGTGGTGTTTTTTGTATTTTTATTTCGTCAAATTTAAAATTAATTATTTGTATTGGAAAAAATACGTCGGAATATATTTCATAGCATTCACCTAATCTTTCTAAAATTAAAGATTCCACTTCTTTACATTCATTTCCATTTGTAGAAAAATCATGCCTGCATAAAAATAGAGAATCATTATAAGATTGACCTTCTAGATATACTGAATCTGTATTTTCATATATTTCTATAATATTATCACACTCTTTTTTTGTTAGGGCATTTTCATATATTCCAATAAAATCTTCGTGACTTTTTATATCCATTAAAATTAAACCAACCAGGTTATAATAGAATATCTAGTTCCGTTATTAACGGGCATGACTTCATGAGGATACATAAAACTTGATGGAAATAAAATAATTGATCCCTTTTTCAGTTCATATACAACTTCTCTATTAAAAAATGCAAATTGACCCCCTTCATAGTCATCGTTCAAATTAATAGAGCAAGAAATTGCTCTTGGAGATTCTTTAAAAGAATCTGTATGTTGAATATAATATCCACCAGGTTCGTATTTTAATAATTCATATCCACTATCTTCTTTTATTTCCAATTCTAAGTAAGGAAAATTTTGTTCATATTCTTTTAAAGCAGAAGCTACTGCAAAATACAACTCTTCATCTAGTTGTTTTCTTACATCTTGATTTTGATTAATTATATCTGGTTCCGATATTCCAATTACGCTACAGTTTCTAGATCTAATGTCTATACCAGAACCTGTCTGGGCATAATCCCAAAGATCAGTACTGGAATATTCTTGCAGTATTTTATCACAAAGATCAGGAGAAACAAATGAATCTAAGTGTAAGATATAGTCTTCTAGTTTTGTTTTAGAAATATTTGAATTACTATTTTGAATTTTTTTATCTTCGGTTTCAATAATTGGATCTACTCCTATCTTATCTTTTAAATATTCATTAATATTTTTTATTTTCATTTCAGAATCTCCTGGAATAATTATTGGATTATCATCATCTATTTGTGTAGTTTGAGGTTCTTTATACTCATTATAATTATTTAAAAGAGATTGGTAAATTTCGTCTTTTTTAATATCAGTTTCAATATTTGCTTGCTTATCAAAATAAGTATATGCGCAGGGGCCTCTACTTCTCACATAATGTAGGAAAAATTGACCATATTCTTCACCTCCATATTCACCTCTCCAGTGCTCCGCCACACACCCGAGATATATCATAGCATCTCCAGGTTGAAGTGTTACGCATCTAACTTTTTCTTCAGGAGTACATATCCATATTGGCCATAATTTATCTCCATTTAAATGTAGAGTTACTGATATTTCACATGCATGTCTATCAGTATGTTTTAATAGTTCAGAACCTGTTTTATATATTCTAGAGTAAGTGTATGTTGGCAAAACAATTTCTTCTACATACTCAGAAATTTCTTTTGTTTTCTCACATAAAAGTTCAAGTGCTGGCAAATAATTATAAACTGATGCTGAATTAGGAGCTTGAGGGTCACCTTCAAATTTAAATTTAGAATCGCACAATTGAAATTCTTTAAATAAAGATTTTGCTCTTTCAGGATCAATGAAGTTTTCGATAATTATATAATTATCAGTAACTAATTTTCTATTCATATCATATTTTTTAATATAATTGCAATTTAAATTGAAGCAGGGGGGGGGGAAGATTTTATTTCTTATCCATTGCTTCTTTCAAAGCAGAAAACCATTCAATAGCTTTATCGATTGGAAAATCATTATTTAATTTTTCATTTTCACTAAGTTCTTCTACAACTTTTTCAGGATCCAATTGATCTAAAATTTCTTCAATAGAACTTTCTTTTTTTTGTTGAAGAGTTAAACTAGACAATTCTCTTTGAATGTTTTCTTTTTCTTTAAGAACAGCATATTCCATTTCCTCAACTTCTTGTCTGAATTTTTCATTATTAATCATTTGTTGTTTAACGACATCATGAGAGACATCAATTTCCTTTTGCCAATTATCCTTTAAATGTTCAAATTGTTCTTCCGAAACTTTACGCTGTTGCATAAAAAGTTCCATATCTTGTTTTAATTTTTCCTCTCTCAATTGAATTTCCTTTAAGGTTTGCTCAAGTTTTTCACTTTCAGATTTATATTGTTCCATGACAATTCTATTCCTTTCATCTAATTTTTTTTGCTCTAGATCAATTTCCTTCATTTGCAAATCATAGTCGGCTTTTAATTTTTGATATTCTTCATTAATTAACATTTCTTTTTTAGTTATTTCATCATTTTTTTCTTTATGAAAATGTCCGAAAGTTTTCCATTCTTCATCTAATTTTTTTCTATGTAGATTAAGTTCTTCTTCAGAAGCTTCTATTTTTTGTTGTTTAATCTTATTTTCTCTATACAAATTTTCCTTTTCTTCATCAATTGTTTGTTTTAAAATTTCATATTTATGCATAATTTCTGAGTCTTTTTCTGAAAGAATTTTATTTGTCAAATCAACTTTTTCTTTCAGTTCATTTGCTTGAGATTCTAATAACAATCTTTGCTTCTCTATTTCAAATTTTCTCTCCAATTCTGCCATTTTAGATAAAGATTCTGCAGTTTTTTGTTCTGCTTCTCTTTTTTCTTCTCTTATTTTAATGTTATTGTCAATTAATTTTTGAACTACTTCTTGTTCTTTTTTCTTTTGCTCTTCAAATTGTATTTTTTCTAATTTTTCTATTTCTATTCTTTTTCTTTCTTCCTCTTTTTCTATAAGTTTTTGCTCTTCATAGATAGGAATTAATTTTAAATACTTATCAACATATGGCTTGATAATTTGTTCATCATCAATTTTTTTATTTGCTGGTGGAGAATCATATTCATTGATTCTTCTATATTCTATTTCACCAAATGTATGATACCATTGAATTGCATGAATATCCTCATCATTAAATGACCATTCTTCTACATAAAGAGAATTTCCATCGATAGAAATAATTTTATCAATAGGTATTATTGTAACTCTCATTCATTGTTCTCCGTTACTAAATTTTCAGAAGATTCTGTTCTATTTAACATTTTTATTTCTTCATTATTTTTTTCATTTTCCGATTCTTCTATAAGTCTTACTTGAACACCCTGAGATTCTAGAAGATCATAATACATATTTGCAGCTGCCTCCAATACAGACAAATTGGATTCGTTTGATTTAACCATTTCATTTCTAAATGATTCAACAGCAGCACTTGTAGAACGTTGTTGCTGGGAATTTTCAATCATTAACATAGGAATCCATGAAACAGTACATGCTGCTTCATCAACTTCTTGCCCAGTATTAGGATTAAACCCTCTAACATGAGAATACCATGCACATTTATTTTCGATACAATCTTTTTTAAGAAGAGGACAAAATTTTCCTTGTTTCATTTTTACGCAAAATTGTTTTTATATAGTATATTTTATCATTAATCAGTAAATCTGCAAACTATGACATCAATATATTGGACTCTCAAATCAAATGGGGAATTTATTGGTGCTGGACTTCCAGTGAATGTATGATCATGAGATCCTCCTCCACCTTCAGATCCCGTAACAGGACCTAATGCATCTGTTCCTCTCATTGTTCCTCCAGGTGCAAGAACTCTGGTTGGATAACGAACATTATTAATAACGGGATATCTGGTAATTACTCGGTAAGCCACTGGTTGTCTATATGTAACTGGAACTCTTTGGTTTGCTACAACTCTCGTGGAAATTGGAACTCTAAATGGAACTTCTACTCGTGCATTATATGGTCTTCTAGTACTAAATGGGGTCTGTGTGTTAAAGGGAACTCGATTTCTTCCAGATGAAGGAGAACTTACTGGAATTCTTCCACTATATGGTCTTCTACTACTAAATGGTTGTTGTCTATTTGCTGGATTTCTAATAACCGATACATTTCTAATATTGAATGATGAAGGAACTCTTGTAGCGGCTCTATTAGAACCTCCAACGGGCCTTCTTATATTTCCAGACCTACCAGCAAAGTAAGGTCTTCTAAAGTTAAAAGGTTGCGCAAATCTTTGTTCAAATCTACTAGATCCACCAAATGGAACTCTT